TCAAATCANGGAAGTCCCACCTCCCTTTCTTGCTGTCCAAAAGTATCAAGGCCGTTGGCCCGTAAGCCTTGGGAGAAAATACACCCCACGTCGTGATCGCACTATAATCCGCNGTCTCCTTCTTAGAAAANGCCGTGTCATAACTCTGTATCACATACTGCAAATCAGGCATCTCCGGCGAAGTCCACTTCTGCCACCACTCCCGTTTCAATATCGACAACTCTTCCGAAGTTGGATTCTGTTGATATTGCGCGTTCCATTTGTAAGCGGGGACAGAATATTTCACAGAGTTTAATTCATCTAAAGACCAATATTCGGGCCAACAGGATTTACCTGATGGCATGATCGCAGGTAACTCCAGAACTTCCCACTGATCCGCTTTTTTATCTTTCATCTGAGAGCGAACCAACTGTCCCGTCAAATCCTTCTCCGACCACCGAGTTTGAACCAAAACAATCGCACCTCCCGGTTGGAGCCTCTGACGGGGTCCCCCAGTGTACCATTCCCACGCACTCTCAAATCCAGAAGCGGACATCGCCGTCTGCTCCGAGTGAGGGTCATCAATAATCAATAAGTCCGCACCACGACCCGCTAAGTTCGATCCCACACCAACAGCATAGTACATCCCACCCTTGTTCGTGTCCCACCGACCAGAGGCTTTACTGTCCACCGCAAGCTCCGTGTCAGGAAAAATATCCTTATACTCATCCGTTTCCAAAAGGTTTTTAACCTTACGTCCGAAATTAACAGCAAGCTCCGTGGTATGCGTTGCCTGAATAATCTTCATATCAGGTCGCCTCCCGATCATCCAAGCAGGAAACAAAAAAGACGCAAATTCTGATTTAGTATGTCGGGGTGGCATATTAACAATCAAACGCTTTAACTCACCGTTAGCTATTCTCTCTAACTTGTCCGCTATGAGCCTATGATGGGTTCCCTCTATAAATTCATGCCAGATGGATTTTACAAAAGGTAAAAAATGTTTTTGAGACTCCTCTACACGATCCAATTGGGCAAGCCGAAGCTTCAAACGTAATTGCTGGGTTTCCACGTCTAATGCGTCAAGGGTCATATATAGTACCTTAAAGTATAAAAGACCTTTATAACATAGTAGATTTTTTTATGGTATTGTTTGCGAGAAACCTTGCCCATGCCCCACCGTCACGGGTCACGCCCCATAAATCTTGGATCAATTTTAGCAGCCAAATATTCTGAGCCAATATAAAGGAACCTTAAATATGGTACCTTAAAAAACGTAAGCCCTGCCCCGTGAGCCATGAGCCAGGCACTGGGGTGCGTAAGCCGTGACCCACGCATCAGGGAGCTATGACCAAGGGAATTCCCCACGCTTAAAAAAAAACCAGAAACAAAAACAGTTGCTCAAGAACCACGGTGTTGCAAAAAAATAACAAAAATCTCGTAGATTTGGGGGCGATGGGCGAGGCTCGCCAGAGCTATTTTACTACCGTAAACTGTAAACAAGAAGGACATCTTAAAAGACACAGATGTTGTAGGATTACAACACGTTAGGAAAGTTTTGTAACTGTGGGGATAGGTTTAACTATTGGTAGTAAAGATCAATCCTCTATGTACCCCCACCCGTTACAATCCTCACACTCCGTCCTAAACCCTTGAATGTATCCATGATCATTATTAAAGTCCTCTGGGACAGCCTCCTCGCGTTCAATATAACCTTCGCCCTCACATTTCTGACATGTCTTATCGGTCATAATTAACCCCCTTTAATCTTCAAATTCATGTGGTAAAAACCTTTCCCCCAAGAGTTTTTGAGTTGTGGGTCCGTGTCTTTAAAGTTAGTTGCACCCTTAACCTTACGTCTTACGACGTCTTGTGACGTTAATATAGAACCCAGGGTAGTCGGTTTAATACCAAGAGAGCTTGCAATTTCCTTATAGGTACTGTCCGTGCCTTCATATAACTCAACGGCCTCCTGTCTAACTCTGGGCAACACTTTAATTTTCTTTCGTTTAGTCATTCTCTAAAATCCTTCTTCTTTCTTTATAGTGATCCACCAGATATATTTACTAGAAAATAAAATTCAAATAATGTTTTTCGCGGTTTATTGCTTTTTGCCACACTACATACTACCACTAAAACACACTAACGTGCCATGATACGTGACCCAAGAACCATTAATAAACCCTACAATACCAACACTTTTTATACACGTCACACTTTCCACATATACCACGCTAATTCTACAGCCAAAAAATATTTTTCTCTAAATTTTTCCCACGACTCACTATATAGGAAATAAGTAACCAGACCCGTGTTTCGTGCAACCATTTCTTTTATAATTCCAAGATCATTTGAGTAATAACCTTACTTCCAGAGTCATATTGTTTTGTATCCCCTTTGGGATAAGGCAATTGATCATAATTTAAAGCTTTGGTTAAAGTTTTTCGATCTTTTTTACTTCCAACGATGTAAATATACCTGTGTTTTCTGGGTCTATCTACGGTTTCATATTTTTGTGGGTTTTTTTGTCTTTCCTCAAGGGTGCTTTGTTCTGTAATGGTTTTAGAGTGTAGATTTGATCCTTTAATTCTCCATTCTGTTCTTTTTGCACTTATTCCTGTGTACAGGAAGTTGGTTGCTTGATAAACGTATCCAACATGCCCTTGCGAAGTATCTGCGTAAGAAACCACGATTTTAGGTTTTTTTAGCATCTTTAGGGATTTAGATATAAGAAACGAGGAATAATTCTTATAATTATCTTGGAGGCACAACCTGTTTAGTTCTCTAACTTTTCCCGAATGTTCTTTTCCGCAAACACCGACGCAAAGCGATGGCGACGCAGGTATGCCATAAGTAACGACACCAATTAAATTAGATTTTTCGAATAACCCAAAAGCATTTGTTATGTTTGGTATACGTTTTGCATAATGTTTTTGTAACAACCAATTATAAGTATCAAAGGATTTAATTGGTAACACTTTAATTGTTGAAAACAAATCTGCAATATTACTCATGTTCCGTTTTTCCTGTTTAAATAAATGTTAATCGCTTCTTTTACTTTAGAATAATAACAATAACCAATCCACAAAGGGAGAGACTGGTTTGGTTGTCCCTCCCAAATGTAATAGTAAAAGTTTTGAGAGTTCAGGTTACCAAGGAGTTTGATAACCTGAAACCCTCTGTAACTCTTAGATGGAAGTGAGTACGTTCTCATTTACGCTACCATCTTCAATTTTTCGGTAGACTGACACTCTACAAGGTATGTGTATGCTTTGTTAGCCAAGCGTGTTGCGTCTTGGAAAGCGTTTGGGTTATCTCTAATTCTTTTAATCCAACTCGCAAGATAAGAACCGTGTTGCGAGCATGTTGATGAAAGAACCGTACCAACACCTAGATGAGAAGTCACAACAGCAGAGGTAAGTTCTGCAACAAGCTCCTCAAACGCATAATCAGAGCTAAAAGCACCGCCTTTCATGTTTCTATCGCAACGGCTCTTGTGTCCTGTCCAGTGTCCTGTTTCGTGCGCCAAGGTGCTGTAGTAACCTTCCGTCGTATGGAACAAACTTTTATTGGGAAGATGTATGTAATCCTGTTTCGTGTCATAGTAAGCATGGCTTTGATCGCTGTGACGAATATCAGCGTTTAAATTAGCGAAGAATTCATCTGCATGGGCAATGCTTTGCGCTTTGTTTAAAGCTTTAACGGTTATTTGTGTTTTGTAACCTTCACATTGGTCACCGTTGAAAACATGATAGATAATTGGAAACTTAAAGTTTGGAATCATTTTCGCAACGGTATTTCCTTTTTTATCTTGTTCTTCAATTTTAAAATGTGGATACCGAACGACGGCATGGCCCTTCTCACCCTTCTTAACGGGTGTTTTTAATTTTCTTGCTTCAGCGTATGTAAGAAATTCATTACAACTATATCCGTTGTCAACAATCGCACAAAGCAGTGTCCAGAAATTCATTCCCGTGGCATCGACAGGCTTTTTGTTGGAATACGTGTAACATAAATGATTAATGGCCTTTGCAAATGGAGCTATCCACGAATGACCCGTATCTAGTGAAGTTTGCATGTGATCCGCTATTTTGTTAGCAACAGTAGCAACATGATTGTCGATTTTTTCTTGGCGTTGTTCTTTAGTCATAACTAAACTCCTCGAAATTTGTTAAGTTGTTTGCGTGAATTAAATACGTGAACTGAACCTATACACTGATCGGCGTATTCCACAGCTTCCGAAAAGGTTAAAGTTGTCTCATCCTTATCCGCCTCTGAGTGTCTGTCGTTCTCAACATTCCACACCGAAAAATCCATTTCGGCGGCTGTGAATACTGTGAAATCCTCTTTAGTAGTTTGATAAAATATATCTTGTTGATTATTTCTTTTTTCTAAAATCCATACGTTTGTCATGATTATTTCCCTTTAATGTTGTTTGTGTTTGTGTTTACATTTAATTATATATATGATTAATCCTATGAAGTCAACTATATTATACTATATTATATAATTAATTTTCTAGGAATTTTTAATAATGTGATATTTTTTAATAAAAAGACTTGACATTATAGGATATATCTTATATAAAATAAGTATAGACACGAAAAACAAAAATTTTAACCAAATAAAAAGGAAACAAAAAATGGAAAATTTAAAAACTAGGCAATTAGGTTATGTTGGACAATTAAAAGACGGCAAATACCACGGGGAAGGAACCTACACTTGGGGTGATGGCGAAAAATATGTTGGTGAATTTAAAAACAACAAAGAACACGGGCAAGGAACCACGACTTATAAAGATGGCAGAAAATATGTTGGAGAATTAAAAGACGGCAGAAAACACGGTCAAGGAACCTTCACTTATGCTAATGGCGAAAAATATGTTGGGGAATGGAAAGACAACAAACGCAACGGGCAAGGAACTTTCACTTATCCTAATGGCAACAAATATGTTGGAGAATGGAAAGACAACGAACTCAACAGCTAAGAACCTAAAGGGAGGGTTAAAAACCCTCCCACAAAAAGGAACACAAAAATGAAAACATCAAAAGAAAGTATAAATTGGTACAACAAATCTAATGGTCTTTGGGAGTCTAATGGGTTTCCTATTCGCTTTAGTTCAAGCTCTATAAATGAAACGGTTGATTTCGAGACAGCTAAGAAAGTTGTAAAAAGGTTTTGGAAAAAAGAAATGAATTGCAAGAGAATTGATTTATTTCCATACGACATTAAAGAGGGAAGTGGTAATCGTTTTACTTGGGTTCATTACAATAGAAAGAAAAAAGGTAGTAGACAAATACTTACAATAAACACTGAGAGTGGTTGGCCTAACATCATCCACGACTTTGGTCATTGGATAGGATACTACAAACGCCATCGTCCACATTGTGTTGACCACGCTTTAATAGAATGGAGGTTTACTAATTTCTTTTTTGACGGCAAATACAACGAGAAATAACATGATCCAAATGTTCGAGCTATTTAAATTTAAGGAGTGTGTTAAATATTTTTTCCCAGTCAACGCTAGTAAATTTATTAGTAAAACCATCGTTGGTAAATTTAAAAAGAGCAAAGGGGGTTGTCTTAAGACCGTTTTTAACAACGTCTAATATTTGGAAGGCTCTAAACAAATAAATAGTTTGATCTTTGTCCTCGACCATTAACCAAGTGCGTGTTGCAGAATGTTCTACGAAAAAACTTATTTGATGTGGCGATAATCTAACTTTAGAAGTCGTTGTAACCTTTAGCTCAACGAAATGAAAATGATTTTCAGGGTCTTTAACAAGAAGGTCTGGAATTCCTTTTGTAGCAAACGTATCAATTTTTTGAATAAAGAAATTAGGAGCTTTCCAACTGTTTGATTGTATCCTCTGGTAAAATTGTTTTTCCGTCCTCTTCTTCAGTGAACTTTTCAATTTCTTCGGCATCTCCATCAATAATTCTGGCATCTTTTCCACCATAATTTTTCTTTATTTCCTTTAAAGCTTTTAAGACTTGACTCTTATCCATCTGGTCTATTGCACCGTGTCTTACCTCCGAACGGCTCACGTAAAGACCACTGGCTAGTCCTCTGCGATACTCGGCCTGTACAACAGCAGACCATGCACCATTTTCTTCTGCTTTGCGTCCAATATCATCCAGTCTTCTAATGTGACGTTGGTACGTGACGGCATATTTTTGATCAAGTTGTTGGCGATACTCTTGCACGGCTTTAACAACATGGGGACAAAGATACGGATTCATCATCTCTGATGCTCGGACGTGAGCCGAACTGGTTGAATAACCTGCCTCGATAGCAGCATCACCCTGGGTTATCATACCGTCTTGACTCACCAAAGCTTTGACAAAAATTTCTTCACGACGTGTGAGAGGGGTCTTGAGGCGTTTTTCATATTCCTTTCCACCAAGGCGAAGCAGTCTTTTCCGGGGCATATATCTATCCTATAATAAATGAGATATGCAGTATAAAAAAAATCCCCCAAA